AAATTTCTATGGCAATTCAGCTATCAAATGAATGGAAAAAGTGAGAAGTCCCCGGCGGCAGCTGCGCAAAAACGTTGTACTGCATATTTTAGAGATGCAAGCTTGCACCTCTAGATTACAAAATCAAATTATTTTTTGAGTACTTTGCGTGTTGCTCTGTGAGCTTTCTTCATCAATGCGGTTACTTTTGTCCTGGGATGCTTTTTCTTTAGCATCTTGAGTTGTCGACCAAGTTCTTTCTGATATCGCGAACGCTTGCGCTTCTTAGGTTTAGGACCTGGCATCTCTACATCTGGTGCTGAAGTCATGAGCGAGGTAATATCACCATTTGCAGAGCGTACCAAATCCATGAGTGCTTCATATTCTTCTATTGTCATTGTTACTGTTACCATTTTATCTTCTCCTAGTTATTGATGCTAAAGCTATTCCAGATGCTACAACTTGTGCAACTGATCTAAGTCTAGGATTTGTTAATGCTATCCATTGAGCTTTAGCGGCTAGTTTCCTATCTGCTCGACGAGTGCATCCACCAGGGCCGGAACAGCCTCGGTCATGCTCACGACAAGCACAATCAAGAGCATCAATACACGGACCCGCAAAATCTCCACCTTGGAGTTTGTAGTCTCTTGCACTAATGTTTCGTCCGTCGGTCCAATTGGGTCCACACCAGCGACCATGAATAGCCACCAACTAAAACCCCACCATCAAGATGATAGAACTTCAGACTGCACTAGAGCAGCATATGTTGCTGCATCAGCTTTAGCACGGTATCCATAGACTTTGCAAGTACCAATCTTTGCTCCTAAGTTGTTTGCACCTTGAATTTGCAAGAAGAAATCATTGGTTGCAATGATTCCCAAGTAATCTAAGTCAGCTGGTGGAGTTTCCATGCCAATTTGCTCAAATCCTACACCACCGTCAGCAAATCCTGCTGCACGAATTGATCTTTCGCCTCTAGCTAGTAGGTTAGAGCTGTCTAGAGCTGGTTGTGTTGTTTGGGAAGTTGTTGTCATTGTAAGTGTACATGCAGTGTTTACTGCTGTGATTGCGTCAGGTGCTTGAACATCCAAGTTAACACCAGTGACAACGAATACTTCATTGTCAAGTGGGTTTAGCTGGAGGTCCACACTTGATTGTGTGAATGTGTTTGCTGCGCTTTCTGCTACTCTTGCACCAATGATGATAGTGCTGCTGGACTTCTTTAGGGCCATACCCTGTGATGATAGGGTGAATCTTATTATATTTCTTGTAACCCTTGTCTTGAACATCTAGGCCGTCTTTGGCGTGATTTGGGGCGCAGTCCCCTAAATCTAGCCCTAGCTGGGGCATTTTTTAGGTTATTTAATAAATAAAAGCCGATTAGCGTCTATTAATGAAAACAAAATCCATTATATCGGCAAATATTGACACAGAATTAGTCAAGAAGCTACAGATGAAAACAAAAGGGACCAGGTCAAGAACAATTGAGAGAGCTATTCGAGCATATTTGAATGGTGAAAGTGATTATTCTATTGTCGATGTGCCAACAAAAAAACTAGCTGCGGTTTTGATGTCCAGGATACAAGCTCAAAACAATTGGAATCATACACCATTGACACTATTATTACAGGAGTTGACAGAATAATGGATGTCTATGTAGTCTGTGACATATGTAAAACTGCAAAATGTGAAACAACATCATCATATTACTTTGATGATGATGGATTTGTAGCTACAATATGTTTTTCTTGTCAACCTGGAAGCGAGTAATATGGCCAACAGATTCAGCAAAACCGGATTTACAGCAAGAGAATTGAATACATTACGATCAGCTCGGAATGATATTGAGAAAATTATCATCAATAGAGCTAACAAAAATGACAACCCTAGAGCTTTGATACAATTAAATGCAGCATCAACTAAAATTTCTATGGCAATTCAGCTATCAAATGAATGGAAAAAGTGAGAAGTCCCCGGCGGCAGCTGCGCAAAAACGTTGTACTGCATATTTTAGAGATGCAAGCTTGCACCTCTAGATTACA